GTTTTCATTTTCAATGTAGAGTTCTGAGCCAGTTCCTGCTACACCTCTAACTCCTAGACTTGCTTGTCTTGCTTGTGATAATGCTAATGCACTTGCTATCTGTGCTTGCTTTTCTAGTTCTGCATTGTATTTGTTTTGTTCTTCTATAAATTTAGCATTTCTTTTTGCTGCATTATAGCTTTGATACATTCCTAGTAATGAAAAGCCTGCAGATACACCTGTGGCTATGAGCATTGCTGTTGCTGCGGTTATGATAACACCTCCATACTAATCACTAGTTACTAATGTGCCTGTTATACTTAATACAGTTAAAGGCAAGGGTTGAGTTTGTTGTATTGTTATTTGTCCATCTCTATCCCAACCTAAGTTAGTAACTCTTTTATCTCCTGTAAATGCTGGTATTGGCTGACCCATTTCATCTGCTGATGTTCTAAAAGGTAATTGGTCGCCATTAATTGTTACACCAACACTATTTAATAATCGCACGCTAACTTCATTATACCTTTTTTTTCGGCCTTGTGCAGTACCTGCTTGTGAACCAGCCTCTGGTTTCATTGTTTTTATTGTAGAAGTAAATCCTAAACCTATCTCTATAGTTTTAGAACCAAAGCTGCTAGGCAAACTTACAGTGATTGCTCCATTGGTTACAGTCTGTGTAGGATAAACTGCATCATCTATAAGTATTTGTACTGTTTCACCTTCTAAATGGTCTAGTCCTGTTACACTTGTAGACGAACCTGTAACTGTTCCTGATAAAGCAGAATCTTGATTTAATGTACTATCTAAATATTCTACATATTGTTTTGTAGCACTGTTTATTGTACGACTTACTATTAAATATGTTTGTTGCTCGTCTGTTTCTGCAATAGTAGAAACTGATTTAACTGCTGCACTTGTACCACCTAAAGTGTGTTTGTGCCATGCAACAATGTCTTGTGTTCTTAAATATGTCATACCTAGTAAAACACCATCGTTTCTAACTGCCCAATAAATAGAATCAGGTTCTTGTGCATAGTCTACATCTACGATGCCACCTTCCGTAATATGTTCTGAAAGCAATGTTAAATCTGGTGCTACATATGCATCGTCACCAAAGTTATATCCTAATTCTCTAAGCTTACGTTTTTGTCGTTGCACAAACAACACAGTGTTTCCAATTTGCACAGGTTGTGTTGTATGTGTTCCATATGTTGTTTGTTGTGTAATATTTACATTTCCAGGTTTTAAAGGTTCACCTGTTGGTCTACCTACAATAAATTCACCACCAGCAGTTCCTATGATTAAATCACGTGCTGGTGCTAAAAACCTTATTACATTAACTTTGTTTGCAGCAATTGTATAAACAAATGCTTTTGCATCAGAGCTATCGCCTACATCAAAATTGTCAAAAAAACCAGATTCAGATGCAAATATAGTTTGTGGAAATGATGTTGTTCCACCATAAATTAATCGTTGTTCAAAAAAAGTAACAGCTTTTGG